ATTTATTTTTATTTTATTTAAAAAAAGATATTTTGTTTTTTTTTTTTGGAATTTGAAAGTCAATATTATAGCTAAAATCATCTTTTTTCTTAAAAAAAGTTATCTTTGATATTTGTTTATGAACTTTGGTAATGGATATATATTTTTTTAATAGTTCATTATTATCAATAATGGAATCAATCTTGGAAAATTCTTCATGTTCAACATAAATTTTTTTCCGAGACATATAGTCTTTAATTAAATTCATTTTATTTTCTTTATCTAATTCATAAAAATTCAAATCATTTTCTTTTTTCATTTGTATTTCTTCAGAATCCATGGAATTATTAGAATCATTGTTTTTTTTTGAAATTACTTCAGGAGAATTTACAACTAAATTAATATTTTCTTTATTAAAAATATCAATATCAACTTTATTATCAATATCTACAAAATTTTCTTTTTTAATTAATTTATTTTTCTTCTTTAACGTTTCAATACGGTTGGCTTTATATTCTTTTAAAAGTAGTGGATTTTCATTTAATTCTTTCTTCACTCTTATTTTTTTTTTGACACTATAATTATTTTTTTTAAATTCTTCTTGATTAATAGTATCTAATTCATCAATAAAATTTTCAACAAAGTTATTAGCATTCATAATATTTACTCTTCGTTTTTCTTTTCTTCTTAGAGTATATACTTATATATAGAATTATGTTTTTAAATAAATTATAATTCATTTTTTCAAAAAAAATTAAATATTTTTTGGTTCACCGTCAGCAACCACTTCTCTACACGTGGGACATTTATTACTATGGTTTTTTAACCAGTTTTCAATACATGCATAATGAAAATTATGTTTGCATTTTAATATTATAAGTTCATCTTTTTCTTGAAAATTATCCAAACATATAAAACATGTACTGTTTATGTTATCATTCACTTTTTTATTATGATTTTTTATTTTTTTATCTTCATTATTCATCTTTTTATTTTCATTATATATTTTTTCATTTCGTTCAGGAAAATAAGTTTCTTGGTTATGTTCTGTATCTTTCTCTGTATTAATCTCTGTATCAATCTCTGTATTAATCTCTGTATCAATCTCTGTATTAATCTCTGTATCAATCTCTGTATTAATCTCTGTATCAATCTCTGTATCAATCTCTGTATCAATCTCTGTATCAATCTCTGTATATATTTTTTTTTCTAATTTTTGAAATTCCTGATCTGTTAATGCTACAATAACATTTTCTAAATTTTGTTCTTGATCATTTACTGGAATATCAAGATGATTTATTATATCTATGTATTGAACAAATGGTTCATTATTTAAATTTGAAAAACTATTTATTATATTATTTCTTAATTCATTTGTAAATTGTTCCATTATTTGTTGATTAAATTGCTGGAAATTTAAATTATTGCTTTGATTTACATTTTCATTATTTTGAATAGGATGATTATTACTATTATTTCTGATTTCATCATTATTCAAGTTATCATCATTATTCATGTTATCATTATTTATGTTTTCATTATTCGTATTATCATTATTTATGTCATCATTATTATTTTCATTTTCATTATTATTAATATTTTCATGATTAATTGATAATGTAGATACAGTTTCATTATTATTATTTACTTGATTATCTAATTCTTGTTCTTGATTTTCTGTATTCGAACTAGATGAAATTGAAGTTATATCTATATTTGAATTTGGTAAAATTTGTGATCCTAAAATAGTAGGCATATAGAAATGCACATGAGGCATATGTAGTTGATTCGATTGATTATATAAATGTTGAAAATTAGATTGCGATAAATTATGTAATAATTGATTAGAAAATTGATGATAGGATGGATTATTATTTATATTTTGTAAAAAAGTTTGATGTGGATTTCTATTAATTTGCGGTAAAGATGAATCTGATACAGAATGATTATTTTCATTATTATTTTCATTATTATTTTCATCATTATTTTCATTCGTATTATTACTTTCTCCTGAATCGTTATTTTCTAACGCTTCATTATTTTCTATAATATCAATATCTTGATTATTTTCATCATTATTATCATCAAAAACACGATCATCATCACTATATTCTTCTTCGGATAAACCATTATTTTGATTATAATTATTCATGATATTTTGGAATAAAAACATAGGTCCCTGCATATTATTTTCTTGACTATTTCCTAAAAAAGAAGCACCTGTTGCTCCCATTTGATTATGTAAATTATCTAAGTTTGAATTAGGCCCTTGATTATTTAATTGATCCTGTAATTGTTGATTAAATTCTTGAAAAATATTCATAAATTGATTCCGATTATTTTCTACATATTGGGATTGATTATTCATATATTCAATGTAATTCGTACTTTCTCGTTCTTGATACCATTTTTGATATTCATCCAAATATACATTATTTTTAATAACATTTCCATGTTCATCTCTTTTACGATCAATTAATTCAAATTTTTCTATAGAAAAAGCTTTCATCATATCTATTGTTGATTGAACAGTTAATGAAAAGGGAAGTTCATTAGAACCTAGAATGAATGAACACAAACTTGTTTTATCATTTTCTTCTTCCTTTTTATACAAAATGTCATGATCATGCGTATTTTTTATGTTCAAAGTGACTGTACAAAATTCAATATTATAAATTAGTAAATTACAACATTGTAAAAATTTTTCTAATAAATGCCCCATAGAATCATCTTCTTTAATTTCTAATTTTTTCTGAAATTCATTATGATAAATAGTAATTAACATTTGTCACCTATAATATTATTATATTTAAATGTGATTTTAAGTATAGTTAAATTAAAGAAAAGATTCCATTTGCCAACAAAATACACATTTGCTATCAAAGGGTGAATTAGCACTTTGAGAAGGAACTTCAATAAAATATGGTTCAATTCCATCTAAGCTGTAAATATTATTAGGATCAGTGCACCCTATATTATTTTTATGATGACAATTTAGTTTTTTTAAATTTTTTCCACAATCATCACAATTCCCCATAGTGCACATATTATTATTATAGCATTTACCCTTTTTTTCTTGACACTTGATACAATTATTATAATTTTGACGTTTCATATATAATTTAATACAATTTTCAGCATCACATTTTTGAAAACAATTTTCTCTTTGTATTTTTATATCTTTTAATCCAACATTAAATGCCTTTTTACCAGCATTTTTTAATATAAACTTATCGAATTTTTTTTGGGATAATACTTTTGTTTCAAATTCTTCTAATTGATTTTTATTTACATTATAAAAATAAAGACAAATAATTAGTATGCATAATATAAAAAAATAAAATAGAATCATTATTATTATAATAATAGAATAAAAATAAAAATAAAAAGTTAATAAAAATGGTCATGAATTATATAAATAAATTTTTTTCATTCAATTAACATAAGACACAATAATTGTCTTTAGGATTGATAGGTTCATTTCCATTACAACTAAATCTATCGCAGCTAAAATTATTGATACAGAATTTACATGTATCTTCAAATTCATCATAACACATTAATTTTCTTTGACATGCTTTACATTTATGATAATTTGTTTTTTTTGATTCATAATCACAGCATGTTTTTTCTTTACATAATTGATTACATGTTTTTTTTTCGGGTCTTTTAATAGGATATGGTTTTTTATTTTTTGTTTGAATAACTCGATAACGAACTAATTTATTTGTATTGAAAAAAAGTTGATAAAAAAAATAAATAAAAAATAGTATAATCAAAGTAATAATAATAGTTATATCAATGTATTTTAAATACATCTTATACTATATATCAATGAAAAATTTTGAATGAAAAATAGATTTTAATTCAAAAAAAATAATTCTTTTTAGTTTTTTGAATGGATTTAAAGAAGAACAAATATATATATTTATACCTTTATTAATCATGTCTGAACCTAAAGAAAGAAAACAAGCTGTTTCTGCTTATAAAGAACTAACCGGAATTTTAACTGCTTTAAAATCTGAGGAGATTAGTCTGAATGATGCTATGAATAAAATTCAATTGAAAGAAACTAGACCAGCACGTCCTTATTGTAAAGTTACTGGAAGTGGTGCTCTTGCTCTTTACGGAATTTCCAAGCAACCTATTGTGATGTATGCTGATCAATGGAATAAACTAATTAAAGTAGTGAAAAGTGATTATGTAGATAATTATATAAAATATAATGAATCTCGCTTAAAATTTAAGAAACCAAATTATTCTAAGCAAAATAATAGTACTGAATCACGTCCAAAGCAAAATAATTCTACTAAAACTGATTTTATTGACACCAATGTTTCTGATGAATTGAATATCGAAAGTGAAGCAGCATAATATAAAAACAAGAAAATAAATAATAAAAATAAGATAACTATATAAAAATTAAATATCTTTATACATATATATTATTTATAAAGAATGAATTCTTATTTTTTTCGTAAATTAACAAATAACGATTATATTTCTTATTTAAAATTGATTAAACAATTTCGTACTACTTCTTATACAAAAGAACAATTTGATGATTTTATTTCTTCGTCACAAAATACAGATATTATTGTAATGATGAACGAAAATCAAATCATAGCTTCAGGAACAATTTTATATGAAACAAAATTAATCCATAATATTTCCCTTTATGCTCATATCGAAGATATTATTGTAGATAATCAATTTCGCAAACAGGGAATTGGTAAATTATTAATTGAATATTTAGTCCAATGTTGTAAAAATAAAAATTGTTATAAAATTTTATTAGATTGTCAAAAAGAATTAATTCCATTTTATGAAAAAAATAAATTTCAGGAAAATGGTGTTCAAATGGTTATTTATTTATAAATTAATATAATTTCTTTGAATATGTAATATATGTTGAATATTGGAATAATAAGAAATTTCTTTTTCTAAATTTTGTATCACTTTATTATTTACTTTACATAATACTGGTTTTTGTATTGATTTTTCAATATTTTTTACAAAATCTTGAATTTCTTGTTCTTTTTTTAGTTCTTTTTTAGGTGTTATAAAATATTCTTCTGAAAGTTTCATTGATTTATCATTGTAATAATTTATTTTCTTAATCCGTTTATTCATACTTTTTATATATTTGCTTTTTAAATTGATAAAGTAACATATTTTATTACTTAGAACAATGCTATATCCTTCATATTCTGCTTTTTTCAAAAAATAATAATCCTCACATTGATTATTTTCAAATTGTATGTTCTGACAAACATGTTTTTTAAATGCAAAACTAATTCCACAATGATTTTTTTGAATATATTTATCTTGTTTTAATGGAATAATATGCATTTTTTTATCACAAAAACGAAATAAACAAATATCAATCAATGGCTCTATTTTTTCTTCTATCTTTAAATATTGAATATATAAAGGATGAATGACATCATCATCGTCCACAAACCCGACCCATTTTGTATTTTTTAGATATTGAAAACCAATATTTCGTACTTGACCAGCATAATTATGTTTGTTTTTTTCAATATTACAAATACCTATTTTTTTTTCTAACTCAATATATTGAATTCTTTTATCTTGAATTGTTAAATTATTTTTTACACCATCAAATAAAATAATTGCATTCCAATTTTGATTTTCTAAATTTTGTAGTGAAATAATTGTATTTTTTAATGAAGAACGTGCTAAAGATGGTATAATAAAAGTAATATATACTTCTTCATCATTCTTTTCGTAATTATTATTTTGATTGTTTTCTTTATTTTGATTGATATCTTCATTTGATTTTTGTTGTAAATGATCGTTATTCAGTTTATTTTTAAAATATAAAGTATTCATAACTTTTTTTTTTGATAACCAATGGTGCATAATAAATTTATTTAATACTTTTACTTGTTGTAATTGATGTAATTGTATATAATACTCTAAATCAAAATGAGCAAAAATAGTTTCTAATGAAATATCAATTTGCTTCCAATTTTTTTTGGATAAATTTTTATAAAAAAATCTTTCTTCATCAATACCATTTTGAATATAATGTTCTAAAGCTTTTTTATAATTAGGAATAATAAATAAATCTTGATTAGAATGTATATATAATTTCCAATCAAAATAATCTTTTATATTTTTAAAAAAAGATCGCTTTTCTTTAATTCCATAAAATATATAATGAAAAAAACAATCTTGTTTATTGATTATATTTTGTTTTAGCAAATCTCGATTATTATATAAATATCCTATCCAATTAAATATTTTATAAAATTGATATAGATCTTGATATTTTTTTATAATTAATTTCTCATTTTTTCCATATAAATAATAATGAGCTAATGATTCATCACAAGTTAATAATTCTGAAAATCTATGTTTTTGAATAGTAAAATATAAATATTTATCTAATTCAATATTTTCTATTAAAGATGAAAATTCTTTTATTTTATAATTTCTTTTTTCTTCTTTGCCGTGTTCTAAATAATGTTTGATTGCTTTTTGCTTTGAATTTATTTTATGTTTTAAAAGATCAGGATTTAATAATAAATATAATTTCCATTCAAAATCGGAATCCATTATTTAAAAAATAGGAATAATTTTTAGTAAATATACAAATTATATAAATTTAATCAATTATATAAATTTAATCAATTTCATCAATTCAATCAATTATATATATTAGATTACTATTTTTATGAAAGAAGTAATTCTGCTTCTTTTAATTCTTCCGGAGTATTTACACCTTTAATATATTTTTTATGTTCATCATCAATAAGAAAACTTCCTACATTCACATTATTTTTATTTAATAATTCTACCATATCAGTTAAATAATATTCTTTTTGCTTATTGTTGTTTTTTATTTGCGGTATAAATTCTTTTAATATACAAGCACTAAATTTATATAATCCAGTATTTACCAAAGATATTTGCTTTTCTTTTTCATTACAATCTTTTTCTTCTACAATTTTTAAAATTTCTTTCTTTTCATTGACAATAATTCTTCCGTAACCAGATGCATTTTCTAATTTTGATATAATGAGGGCATTATTTTCCTTAGTTTGTTGATAAAATTGATGTATAATTGTGCTATTAATTAATGGCATATCTCCATTAAGAATGATTACTTGTTCATTATCACGATAACAATCTAATGAAACTTTAATAGCATCTCCAGTACCACATGGATTACATTGCTGTACAAAATGTACAGACTTCCATTCTTCAGGTGATACAAATGATTGAACTGATTCTTTAATTTCTTGATCAAATTTTCCAGTAATAACTACTATTTTTGAACTTAGTATTAATGACTCTTTAATAATACGAACTACCATTGGTATATCTCCACAAGGGTGTAAAACTTTAGGTAATGCTGATTTCATACGCTTTCCTTCTCCTGCTGCCATGATTGTAATAACTAAGTCTTTATTCTTATCTGAATTTTTAACATTATTCTTATTTATATCCATATTATATTTCTAACATGGAAATCATTTCTAAAAAACAAACAAATATTATATCTATTCAACTGTGACTACTTTAGCCAAGTTTTTAGGTTTATCCGGATTATTTTCTCTTTGAACAGATAAATGATAAGCAAGTAATTGTAGTGGAATTATACTTAATAATGATGCAAATGATTTATTATATTGTACATAAATAATATTTTCTTTTTGAATAGATCGATTATTTGTAATATATAAAATTGGACTATTTCGTGATTGAACTTCTTCATAACAATTAATAACCTTTGATTCATATTCTAATTGATTATTTAATAAAATAACCGGCATATTTTTTCCTAATAAAGCAAAAGGACCATGTTTTAGAGCACTGGAAGAATAAGCTTCACTGTGAATATAAGATATTTCTTTAATTTTTAAGGCTCCTTCTCGGGCAATACATTCATCACAATTTTTTCCTAATATAAATAGATGTTCAAATTTTGATAATAACGCTAAAGGATTTTCCAGTTGTTTTTCTACCATTTTTAGACATTGTTCAAAATCATTACTTAAATTACGTAGATCTTTGATAATAATACTTCTTAATTGTTCATTTATATTTCTCTCTTGACTAAACCAAAGCGCACATAAACATAAACAGACTACTTGTGTAGTGAATGCTTTTGTTGAAGCCACACCCATTTCACGTCCAGCATTACAATAAATACCAAAATCTACTTCGCGTGCTATTAAAGAATCAACCACATTAATGATTCCCATCGTGACTATATTTTTTTGATTCGCAATTTGAATACAACGATGTAAATCTTTAGTTTCTCCGGATTGAGATATAAAAATCATTAATACTTCTCCTTTTTTAGGAAGGTCACTTTCTTCAAAATCAGCACCATCATATAATTGTATGGTTTCAAAATTGCATAATTTTTTAAAAAAATGTTTTCCATACATGGCTGAAAAATAAGAAGTTCCACAACCAAGTAGAATAATATGTTCAATATTTTTTAATTTTTCTTTATTAGCATTTAATCCCCCTAATTTTACATGATTATCATCTAAAATACGACCTCCAAGATTAATTGAATTTAAAATTTTTCGAGGTTGTTCCATAATTTCTTTTAATGTCCAATGAGCATAGGGAGATGGTGTTAAATCTTCTTTGATAGAGGATAACTTTTTAAATTCATAAGAAGATTGATAATTTAATACTATTTTTGAATCTATACATTCAATTTCACAAATATCATCATTTTGAAGAGTAATATAAGAATTAACATGTTGACAAAATCCACTTTGTTCTGATGTCACTATACAATAATTTTGATGATAACCAACAAGCAAAGGACTCCCGTTACGAACACAATATAATTTTTGAGATATAGGTTTATAGATGATCACTAATCCATAAGTTCCTTGTAAATCATGGATTGTTTGCTCAATAATAAGTCCAATATTGACCTTTTCTTTTTCATTTAATCCCTCTGTTTTCATAAGTAAGCGTTGATTATATTCTAATAAATTTGCAATCACTTCCGTATCCGTGGATGTAAAAAATTGAAAGCCTTCAATTACCAATTTATCTTTAATTTGTTGATAATTTTCAATGATACCATTATGAACAATTATAAAATCTTTATTATTGGACCAATGAGGATGTGCGTTATGATCCGTTTTCGAACCATGGGTTGCCCATCGATTATGTCCTACTCCAATTGTATATTTTTCTTGGTTTTTTTTCAAATTATTTTTTAATTTTACCAAAGCATCTTCCTTTTCATTGGAAGCATATTTTTCTAATAAATAATTTTGATTTATACCATCAATCGCACATAAACCAACGGAGTCATATCCACGATTTTGAAGTTGTTCTAATCCTTGTAAAATGCAAGATAATGTATGGATATCATTTCCAAAATTTAAGATACCAAATATACCACACATATATATAATACTATATAGATGTATAAAAAATAGAATAAAAAAACATATAAAAAATAGAATAAAAAAACATATAAAAAATAGAATAAAAAAAATATAAAAAATATATAAAAACATCTTTATATATCTAGTTTTATTTTATCATTACTTATCTACTTGATTTAATAATGATTGAATAATTTCATAAGTTTCATGTACTTGATTTATTTTATGACCAATTACTTTAGGATGATGTAATAAATGATAATCATTTCCATTTTCTTCATATTTATCACCAAAATAATGAATTTCTTCAAATTTTCCTTCAAATAAATCCATGACTTGAACTTTGTCATATTCTTTTGGATAAATTGCAATCCCTACGTGGCCCCCTTCACATACTTTTATTTGTTCTTGAATATCTAATTCTTTCATTTTCTCTTTGCATTTTACTATTAGTTCTTGCCGAATCTTTTTTTCTTTATCTAATTTCATAAAATCACTACGCTCTATGTCATTCGCATTCATACCTATTAAAGACACATAGACCAATCCATTTCGTAAATCAATGAAATGTCCCGTTAAAGTATAAGAAACTTGACTTAAATAGTATAAACATACTTTGATAAGTTGATTTATTTGTTCATAAAGTTCATGTTTCCGAATATCTTTCACATATATATTTTCTAATTGTAAATCTTTTTCTGAGTTGTTTTGATAATATACGCAGCCACATTCAGTTAAATAATGATGAAAATAGATATGATCTCCAAATTGATCTAAATTTTTATTTAATATTCCTCCTCCAACAATTCCAATTTCATGTTTTTCTTTTAACTTATTTAACAATAATCCATGCTCATGTAAAATTTTTTTAGATGATTCGACTAATGTTCCATCAATATCAAATAAAAATAATTTTTTTCTACTATGAATTAATTTTACTTTATCATTATTATTTTTATTATTATTTTCATCTTTTTTTTCATTATAATTATTTACATTCATTCTATGATTTAAATTCATAGAAAAAATTTATAGAAAAAACAAAATGAAATAAATCTATCTATTTTTCAAATAATTTCGATAATTCTTTTGTGTAATATACATATATTTTTGATCATTATATAGAAAGAAAGGTAAATCAATCATCATAATTATCCATGAAGAAGGAATGGTATGAGTTCCATATTTTTCTATTTTCTCATTCAAGGGGTGATATTTTGTAATTGATAGTGTATCATATTCTAACTTTACAAAATTTCCTCGAAAATATAAGGAACTTTTTGTTGGATTTTTGGAAGGATTACGAATAAATAAATATCTTTTTCCTGGAATTAGTTGAGAGGGAAGTATCATATTTTATAAAAATAATGAAACATAAAGGAATTTATTAACTATAAGAAATTTTAAAAGTATGTTTTTAAAATTATTATTATTTTTTTCTTTAAGATATTTAAAATATACTTTTCTATTAATTAATATATTAATTAATATATAATTTTCCAAATTTTTTTTGTGAGTATAAAGTATAATGAACTCGAAAATGATGCATTCTGAAATGATGTCCGAAGAAATGAGTGGTGGTAAAAAAAATATGAAAGAAGAAAGACACTTTCGTGTTTGCGAATTAGATGGTAAAAAAGTATCCATTGGCGGTGTCACCTTAAAACATGGTCAATCTCCTTTAAACGCAGCAATGAAACTTTTAACTTCTATTGCTCATGAAAAAGGATTAGAAAAAATGAATAAATTAAAATTAGGAAAAGTCACCTTTAAAATTCAAGAATATACACAAGGTTCTAAAAAGAAAGTATATGGACCTTACAGAGGACATTTTCATGAATATACTGCTGCTGAAAAAAAGAAAGCTATGACTGCTAAAGGAAAACAAGGTTTCAAAATGAGACCCGTTGTGAAACTTGACAAAAAAAATAATAAAAAAAATAATGAAAAATAAATAAATTTTAATAATGATAAGAAAATTATAATTTATATTTCATAAAAATTTATTTTATAAAAATTTATTTTATAATAAATTTTTAATTATATTTAATTTTGGAAATAATACAACCAATTTACTTAATTTATTCGATTACCGCGCGTCCTTTATTATCATTCCAGTCTTTTTCAGCACGATCTACTTCTTCATTGCGATTGACGGTATTTTCAATTATATAAGATTTCATACCTAACTCTTTCATTTCATGCTTTAAATTATTCGTATCTTTTGGAAAACATGTTCCACCAAATCCTCTGCGTCCATCATGACCTGGTACAAAGCTATGACTTTCGCCAATACGTTTATCTAATATTGCTAATTTACGAACATTTTCATAATTAATATTTTTTTTTGAACAAAATTCTTCTATTTCATTACAAAAGGCAACTTTAACCGATAAGAAATTATTACGGAATAATTTTATCATTTCAGCTTCGCTATTGGATACAAAATGAATTTTATTATAATGAATCTTTTTATGTTGATAACTTAATTCAATTAATTGTGTAATTTGTTCTTTAAAAAGACTGTCTTGTTCTTGGTTTTTTAAACCAAAAATCCAATCTTCATTGTTGATAAAATCGTATTCAAAATTTTTTTCAGTTAAAAATTCGGGCATAAAATAACATCCTAAGCGATCACATGTTCCCGGAGGAACGGTACTGCGACAAACAACTAATTTTTCATCTAAAGAAATTATTTTCTTAAGATCATTGACAACTGATTCCAAAATAACAACATGACAACTTCCATCTTTGTTCATAGGGGTAGGCACAGAAATAAATATAATATCGACTTGACATAATTCTTCTAATGTTGTTCCCTTAGGAATACATAATTCAGGATTAATATCATAAACAACAAGTTCAACTTCTTCATTTGCAAGTATATTTGTTGCTTTTCCTACAAATCCATTACCAATAATACCAATTTTCATAATTTATACTTTTTTAGATATTTTATTTATTCATTTTAAATTAATTATCATTTAATTTAAATTCATTTAATTTATACCTTTTGAAAGTATCTCTGTTATTTCTTATCATTTTATGAAAATTCATTAAGTTTCTAATAATTCATATATTTTTTGATAATATTTTTGACATTTGTCATTATTATGAATTGGTATTAAGGTAAAAAATAAACTTGCACAAATATATTTCATATGTATAAATGATTCTTCACCAAAATGTTTTATAAAATAATTACTAAAAAAGGTAATTTTATTTTGTTCATACTTCTTATCTATTTCTTTATTTTGTAAAATTTTATCATAACCTACCAATGATTGATATAACTTCGCCCAATCATATAAATAATCCCCATAAATGCAGTTTTTATTTCCTAATTTTCCGCGCATATCAAAAAATTTAATTTTTCCAAATTCATTAATCATAATATTGGTCATTACCGGGTCACCATGAATTACACATAACTTACCTTCATCCTTTTTTTCATAATGATCTAAGAAATTAATTATTTTCTCATATATTTCATTACTCATTGGATAGGATGAATAATCGTATTGATTATATCGTTGTTTTACTTTATTGCTATAATTTTGATATAAATCATGTTTATATAATTCATAAGACTCTTGATTTTCAATTAATTTTTCACTATTTTGAATGCGAACTAATGAATTCATTATATGAAGTAACATTTCATCCGATAACAACATAGAAGTATATAAAGTACTAATCGATACCCCATTAATTTTTTCCATGGAATACCATTGATAAAATTCTCTATCATAATCATATAATAATGGAAACATATCTTTTATATTACAGGGAATATGTAGATAATAATGTATTTCTCCACCTAAATCAGCACCTTCTTTTTTAATTATATTACTTGATAAATATTGAAGATTATGAAAGTCTCTGGGATTAATTTTTTGATTATAAAAGCCTAATTCTTTTTCCATATCTTGAAAACAATTTAATGCTAAATCATCTATATAAACGTCTGCATAAGGTTTTCCAAAATAAATTTCATCATATGGAATTTCAAATTTATCTAATGTATCCAATGTAATTTTTCCGACATTTTGAAGAACTTTTCCTATATTTCCTTGGCATGTTTTCATTTTTCGAGCAGTATAAATAATGATTGTATTACCAAAAGTTTTTAAATAACGTAAAAAATGAATATTTTTTTCAATAGGTTCTACGGTAGTATAATCATTCTTGACCTTGGGAAAGGATACTAATGTGTTATCTAAATCAAAGCATATTCTCTTTTTTTGTATTATTTCATCTCCATAAATATTTTTACATGGATAATTGTTATAAAATTGTAATAATTGATAGGGTGTTCCTAGACAATGCCAATCGGAATAAGAAATCACTTCATTTTGAAAAATTTTATTTTCCGTAATCATTTCTTGGATAATTCCGGAAATATAAAATTCTTTTTTCTGCATTTTTTGTCCGCAAATAATTTTATCTGCATAAAACAAAACTTCCTGATAAGACTTAAATCCATAAGCTCCGCAACATGCATAATTTGATATTTTTTCTTTTTCGATAATTTTTGTAATTTTATTTATGTTATTAGAATTATCAACGTTATCATTTATTTTATTTTCTTCCAGCTGAATATAAGAATAACTTGAACCATCACTAAATGCATCTTCAAATGTAAATATTTTATTTTGTCCCTTCCATAATTGAATTATATTTATCGAAAAAAAGTTATCGGCATCTAGTGAAATTATTGGACAATCTTCCTTTAAAAAATCCATACCATGATGTAAAGCAATGGACAAAGTTTCCGCAGCACCACGTGTATTTCCCTGCAGACAATAAAAATAAAATGGATAGTCAGGATATTGTTTTTTCAATAAATCTTCAAATCGATATTGTTTATAATCAGGATGATAACAAATATAAATCCAGTCTCCATTATGAATTTGTAAATTATCTAATAAATAAAATAAAATAGGCTTTCCAAATACGGATATTAATGCTTTTGGTTTTTGATAATTATGTTTTTTAAAACGTTCTCCCAACCCACCTAAAGGAATAAAAATAATCATCTTTTAAAGATATAATTATAATTACAAACAATAATTATCCTTAGAATTAAACTTATTTTATTACTAAATAATTTGGTTAAATAACTATGAATAAATCTAATATAAAATAATTAATGAAAATAAGTATTGATAATACAACCTATAATTATCATTATGAAATCATACAATCTATTATTGAAAAATATGATTTTATATGTAATATTTCTAAATCATCCCAACACCATTTATATTTAGAAAATATTCATAAAAATGATTATATATCTTACATACAGAAAAAATATCCTCATCTTATTATTAACCAAAATCAACCCTATGATAAAAAAATATATGTCACTTTTTATCCAACATTAATCGAAGAATATAAACAACAATTACAACAGCCATCTATTTATTATTTTATTTCTCATCGTGTAGATGATGATTTATTAAAATATTCTAATGTTAAATTTCTGACACCTTTATGTAATGATAAACATAAATTTTTTTATTGTGATATACTACCTAAAATTACGAAAAAAAAAACAAAAATACCTATTTATGCTATTCAGGGAAAAGTTTATAAAAATAGAAGAGACTATCAACTACTTCTTTCCCTAGCAAAGAGAAGTTGGCCTTATGATTTTAAAATCAAATTTATTGGTGATGGAAATTTAGATAGTTTACCTATTGAATTTTTACAATATCGTAATAAAATACAAATTAATTTTAAATCAGATTATGAAGAATACCATAAACATTTTGAAGATGTATACGCACTATTACCATTATTATCAAAAATAAAACAACCTCATTATTATAAAAATCAATTAACTTCTACAATCAATTATATCAAAGCATACCAAATGAAAATAATTATTGATCAAGATTTACAAAATATATATCATTTTTTGGATACTTATGTATATCCTGGAGATAGAAAAGAGAAAGAAATCCATGAAAAATATATTCAAGGATTTCTAAATGCTTTTGAAAAATCATTAATTGATTTTTATGAAGGCGACCATAATGCTTCTTCATTAATTAAAAATAATAATACTATTTTTTCAATTAATCAAAAACAAAATCAAGAACAAAAACAAGAAAATTTACTCTTAGTTATTGACCATCAACATCAAAATAAGAATTTAGAAGTTATTGAATCAATTATTCATTATTATTATATAATTTTAAAAATACCAAAGGACCAATCCATAAAAATTTATTTAGAAAATATTTCAGACACAACTTTTATAAATTATATTCAAAAAAAATATACTTTTATTCATATTATAAAGGAACCTATTCAACATTATCATTATAAAATTTTTTCTTTTTTTCAGAATAATACGCAAACTATTCAGAAATACCAACGCGAATTAGAAAATCATCAAAAATACTATTTTTTGCTCCCCAAATATGATAAAAAAGTGGACATGCAATATAACTTCTTGGAGGCCAATTTTTTTTATTATATTTCCGCAAATTTAACGCAACAATTAAATTGTATTCCCATTTCTTATTTGCCATCAATATCCACTCCGAAGTTTCAATCATCTATACCTATATATGTTATAGAAGCAGATATACAGCGTAAAAATTATAATCAATTATTTACTATTTTAAAAATGAAACTATCTTATGATTATCAAATAAAATTAATTAGCTATTCATCTTTTTCTCTTCCACCAGAATTAAAAAAATTTGAAGAAAAAATTATTGTCAAAGATAATTTAGATTTTTCTTCCTATTTTTATGAAGTAGAAAATTGTTATGCGTATTTACCATTAGTAAATAAAGAAAATGAACCACAATATTATCAAGATACCTATTTATCCACGTTACATTATGCAAAATTTTATAAAAAAAAAAGTATCTTAGATGAAAAAATTCAATCTATTTATCAATTAACAAATGTAGTAGTATATCAAGAAAAAAATGATATATGGCGTGCTTTTCAAAATAGTTTAAAGAAATTTTATGAAAAATAAAACAGATTAATATTTATTTTTTTTCCTCCTATAAATTTTTAATAATTTAAGTTTATTAAATATTATTTAAATATTATTTAATGGTTAGTAAATAATGAAATACTTTTTATCATTACTTTGTATCATTAAAGATGAGCGATATTTGGAAGAATTTATTATATATAATCATATTTTAGGTGTAGAACATTTTTATATTTATGATAATGAAAGTAAAGAACCAATTCTATCTCGGTTAAGCCATCCTTTTTTTAAGAAAATGTGCACAATTATTTATTTTCCAGGGAAAGCACAACAAATTAATGCATATCATCATTGTCTAAAAAGAGTAAGAAATGTAACAAAATGGTTAATAATTATTGACGGTGATGAATTTATATTGCCTAAGAAACATAATTCATTACGTGATTTTTTAGATCAATATGAAGAATATGCTGCAATTGGTATTAATTGGATGATGTTTGGATCTAGTTTTCATAATAAAATTCAACCGGGATTTTTAATAAATAATTATACTTATTGTGAAGGAATTCAAAATCAGCATATTAAAACTATATGTAAACCTAATCAAGTATTAAAATTTTTAGACCCACACCATGTTAAACTAAAAAATCCTAAAAAATATGTAGATCCTTATAAAAGAATAATCTCAGGACCTTTTAATAATGAACCTACTTTAGATATTATTCAAATCAATCATTATTGGGGAAAATCAGCAGAAGAACATTATGAAAAACAAAACCGTGGTCGAGCAGATGCAGAAACAAAGTCACTAGTATTAAATAAAAATATTCATGAAAAATTTAATAAAATACAAAGTGATTTTATTATAAAAAAATATTTAAATCCATTAAAAAAATTATATTATGGATTGTCTATTAATATAGAACTTTATAAATTATTAAATCCGAAACTTGATTTAAAAAATTTAAATGAATATCAAGAACATTTATTTAAACATGGTTTATTTGAAGATTTTCGATATTATGTAATGAGCGATAAATATCCAAAATTTAATCACGAAATATATCGAAAAAATTATAAAGATTTAGAAAAAATGAGTAAATTTGAATTAGAGAAACATTATATTAAACATGGTATTAATGAAAAAAGAATTGCCGATAAAAATATTAAATAGAAATAAGAATTATGCGTTAAAAATAAATTTGTTATTTATCAATTGTATTTATTTTAATTGTTTATTTTAATTATTTATTTTAATTAAATATATATTTTTAACAATATAAGTTTATTAAATATTATTTAAATATTAGATAATCAATAGTATAAAATGAAATACTTTTTATCATTACTTTGTATTATTAAAGATGAACGTTATTTAGAAGAATTTATTATATATAATTATATTTTAGGCGTTGAACATTTTTATATTTATGATAATGAAAGTAAAGAACCTATCACAACTAGATTACAACATTCATTTTTTAAAAAAATGTGCACAATTATTCCTTTTCCTGGAAAAGTACAGCAAATTAACGCATATCATCATTGTCTAGAAAGAGTAAGAAATGAAACAAAATGGCTAATAATTATTGATGGTGATGAATTTATATTACCTAAAAAACATAAAACGCTACGTAATTTTCTAAAAGATTATGATGATTATGACGCTATTGGAATAAACTGGATGATGTTTGGATCTAGTTTTCATAATAAAATTCAACCAGGATTTTTAATAAATAATTACACTTATTGTGAAGGAATTCAAGATCAACATATTAAAACAATTTGTAAACCTAATCAAGTACTAGAATTTTTAGATCCACATCATGTTAAATTAAAACATCCTGAAAAATATGTAGATCCTCATAAACGAGTACTTAACTGTCCTTTTAATAAACAGCCTACCTTAGATATTATTCAAATTAATCATTACTGGGGAAAATCAGAAGAAGAACATTATGAAAAACGTAATCGGGGACGTGCAACAACCACCGATTTACGTGTAATAGATAAAAATGTACATGAAAAATTTAATAAAATACAAAGTGATTTTATAATAAGAAAATATTTAAATCCATTAAAAAAAATATATTACGGATTATCTATTAATATAGAACTTTATAAATTATTAAATCCTGAACTTACATTAAAAAATTTAAAGGAATGTGAAGAACACTTATTTAAAAATGGTTTATTTGAAAATTTTTATTATTATAAAATGAATGATAAATATCCAAAATTTAATCACGAAATATATCGAAAAAATTATAAAGATTTAGAAAAAATGAATCAATTCGAATTAGAAAAACATTATATAGAATATGGAATAAATGAAAAAAGAAATGCAGAAAAAAATATTAAATAGTTTTGTAAATAATTACTTTAATTCTTTATTTTAATTCTTTATTTTAATTCTTTATTTTAATTCTTTATTTTAATTCTTTATTTTAATTAATTTGTTTTTTATTTAATATTAAAATCATTTTAAAATTATTATGAAATCTTTTTTATCTTTATGCTGTATTATTAAAGACGAACGTTATCTAGAGGAATTTATTATTTATTATCGAATATTAGGTGTAGAACATTTTTATATTTATGATAATGAAAGTTCAGTGCCAATTGAACAACGTCTTCATCAACCTTATTTCAAAAAAATGTGTACCATTATTCCTATTCAAGGACATAAACAACAATTAAATGCCTATGAAGATTGTATTAATCGTACTAGAGATAACACGAAATGGCTAATAGTCGTTGACGGAGATGAATTTATATTACCAAAGAAACATAAATCATTACGAAAATTTTTAGGAGATTATAATGACTATGATGCTATTGGAATAAATTGGATGATGTTTGGGTCTAATTTTCATGAAAAAATTCAATCCGGAATTATGATTAATAATTATATGTTGTGTGAAGGATCACAAAATCAACATATTAAAACAATATGTCGTCCAAACCAAGTAATAAATTTTCGTGATCCACATTCAGTAAATTTAAAAAATCCCAGTAAATATGTAGATCCTCATAAAAGAAAAATTTCAGGACCTTTTAATAAAGAACCTACTTTAGATATTATTCAAATTAATCACTATTGGGGAAAATCAGAAGAGGAACATTATATGAAACGAGATCGCGGACGAGCTACTACAGAAAAAAAAAGAATCATTGATCCAAATCTTCATAAAAATTATAATAATCTTCCTGATGATTTAATTATCAAAAAATATTATAATGATTTATTGAAAATTTATAATGAATTAAATATTAAACCAATATCATAATATAATTATATCAATCAAAAATATCCAATGATATAAAATAAATTTCTTATTTTATTTTCTATTTCTTAATTTTATTTTATTTTCTATTTCTTAATTTTATTTTATTTTATTTTCTATTTCTTAATTTATTTTTCAAATAACTTAAGTACGCTGTTTTACTTCTACTTTGTAAAAACATTTTTAAATTTTTAGTATTATTATTAGTTATTTTAGAAACTAATCCTTCACCACTAAATAACATACTTGTAAAACCACGCATAACATCTGTATGAATTTCTGTATTTGCTTCAAACCCCATTATTACACCATTATCAATAACTAATGAATCGCCAGGTTTTATATTTTTTTCAATTACATTACCAAAAGCAGCTCCCCAGACAATACCGTCTGTTTCTGGAGCACTAATATTCACAAAAGAGATACCATAACCTGTTAGTAAACCACCCATTCTTATATTAGAACTAATTTCTAAATTTGGCGTACTACAAATATAAGAGCTGGAAACTAAATTTAAACTTTGTCCTTGCGGAATGTAAAATGCTCCAATATTTCCAGGATTGATTCCAGATAAATTTATATGCGCTTCCCGATCCCCCTTATTTGTAAATATATTATAAAAAAAAGAAGTACCACTTAACATTCTTCCAAAAGCACCCCATACATTTCCTGTTTGTGTACTAATTTCTATATCCGAACTCATGTAATTCATCGTTCCTGCATCAGCACGAATAGACTGCCCCTGTTTTAATTTTAAACGTACACATTGAAACCCGTCTCCTCCTTCGTAAGTGTACGTTGGTGCATCCTTTATACTTGATAGTAATTTACTATTTTTTATAAGTGATATATTGCTTTTATCTAAATAAATTTTATCATTATTATTAATTTTACCTCCTCCCTTTTTAACAATATCTTCTTTTTTACGTCCATGATTATTTTTAGAACTTATTGTATTCTTTTTTGTTATTCTATTAACCATGATGAATCTTATATTTATAGTAGATATTTTATATAAATATCATATTTAAAAAAACAATCATATAAAATATTAATCATGATTGAAAGAATATTAATTAGTTTTTATTGTGCTAGTCTATTTACTATATTTGCTTGGAACGGAAATGAACAACCATTTGATGTATTCATAAGTACATTAAAATGTTATCGAATATTTTTCATTTCTTTTTTAGTATTTTATTTTCTACAATATTTTATAATCAATTAACTAAGAAAATGGAAAAACTTTTATTAATAATTCTACATTTATTTTATTTCCTTCTTTATATAAAAAAAGATCTTGAAAATCTTCTAAACATATTATTTTTACATAGGGCCTTTGCTGACTCGCAAAATAATCTCGAAACTTAAAATCACCTTCACTTAATGGATATTCGTCTAACCATAAATTAGGTTTACCATATGCGTCAGAACATATTAATCCATGAAGGGAAGAAGAAATAATACATTTACATGAATATATAGCTGAAATAACATTTTGCCAAGGATCTGTAGGATTTATCAAAAAAAAATTTGATTGTTTAATTTTATTTTCATAATGTTTGTAATTTGACTTATGGGGAATTAATCCTATTTTATCTTTTAAAAAATGAATTTTTTTTGGTTGATAAAATTTTGGTAATAATAAAGCTGGATCTCCATATATTTCAGGTACATTTATCCTTTGATTTATTTTACTTTTTTCTAAAAATTTTTTAGATAAAGGTCCTCTAAGTGCTTTTATATTCAGATTTTGATAAGAATATTTATTACCTTCTAAAGGTGGGTCTGAACGAATACCACTACCAAAAATATAATAACCTTCTTTCGCAACGTGAATATAAGAGCCAATACATATAATATTATAATCAATGGATGTTAGTTTCGAATCTTGATTTAATACTAATTCATATTTATCAGGATTTATTAATTTTGATGTTATAAAAAAAGATAATTCATCCCCAAAATTTCCATGACCTTTTTTATCTTTAAAAAATAGTAGGTTCACTTTTTTTTTCATATGTGCTATTTATTATTTTCAAATATAATTTATTTTAAATATATACTTTATCCATATTTATACTTTATTCATACACATATTTATATTACATCTATTTTAATATATATATCCAATATCTTTAATTAAATTTTTTTATTTTATTATATAATTAATTAGTATAATAAATGTCCCTTTTAAAATTTCCAAAAAGTTTAATTATGGGAAAAAATAATTTTATTGCTTCTTCCGTAAAAATAGCGGAAAATGTAGTTATTGGAAATAATAATAAAATTTATGATGGAACAGTAATTTATCCCAATACAGTCATTGGAGATAATAATGTTATTTTAAATAATAATATATTAGGAGAACATCCTGTTCATTCAAAAGATAATTTTCAAGAAAAAATTCACAATGGATTAAGTATTGGAGACCATAATTTTTTACATGTTAATAATTTAATATTTAGTGGTTATGAAAAAAAAACAGTTATTGAAAATTATAATCAAATATTAGCAGAATCACATATTGGTCATGATACTCATATACATAATCATGTAACTCTATATCCACGCGTTATTACAGGTGGGTTATCTACATTATTTGATTATTCTACTA